ATATCAAACCAACACTTGGGTAAAACCATTTTTAAATTGTGGATCCCATCCTCCAGGTTTAATTTTGGTAAAACTTTAAATCTTAATCCCAACTGGTAAGCTACCTCTCTTCTGGTCTTCCCACTTGTGAATTCAGTTACTTCTAAGTCATGTGGTGCAAAATGATCTCCGTAATAATATTCCTTATCCTTTACCAACTGAACATAATGCGGCAACCCTTCCCGGTTATTTTCGTAATAGTCAATAACCAAAATCTGGTTCCCTAATTGTTGAAAAAAAATAATAACGCAAGCATCCGAAACTCCTAAATCCCATGCGGTATGAACTAATAAAGCCGGGTCGTAAGCCAGTCTTGTTAATTGTTTTTTTTCTTCAAGTTTTTTTATAATTGATCCATATACAGATCCTTCAATATTTGCAATCCAATCGCACTCAAATTCCTGTTTATATTTTGCATCTCCCATTTGAGCTTTAGCAGCATCTAATTCTTCCTGGTCGATAATTTTACCATTTGTCATCTGATAAAGCATACTGGTACAAATCATAAAATAGGTTCGACATTCCAGCCGGAGTACCTATCATATAACAAAAACCCTTACGGTCAGAAAGAGCCGGTCTAATTATTTCATTCCATAACCTCGGTTCTACTTGAGCAACCTCGTCTATACAAACTCCATCCAGGAACAATCCCCGTAAGCTGTCTGGCTGTTCAGAGGATAATAAACTTATACGGCTGCCATTCGGCATATCGCATCTTAATTCTGTTTCGTGGAATTTAACTCCAGGTATTCCACCAGCAAACATTTTTAAATAATCCCAGGCTATACTTTTCGCTTGCTTATAAGTTGGCGCAATATATGCAAATCTTGGGTTTTTTAATTTATGTGTCAGAGCTGCACGGATGAGGTGGTTAATTATAGCCACGCTTTTTCCGAACCTTCTATGACATGAAAGTACAGCAAACCTATACTTATCCAAATTTTTATGTAGCTCCGCTTGTAACGGTCTTGGCGTATAAGGTATTTGTACTTTCATTTTATGAAACTGCCAAAATTACTATTAAAGCTACAACACAAATAACGACTTTTTTATGTTCGTTCCAGTAGTGTTTCACTTCTTGAATAATAGAATTTATATCCATATCTTCCTCCTTAGTGAATTGTTGGTAAATTAAAAAGTTCCCTAACTGATTGATATTCAATGCCGCTATTCTTCATAAGTTTTCTGCAAAAATTATTTGCATGATTTTGATTTTCAAAGCCGTTTAAGTGAATAACTAAACCCCCTGTATCTTCTGCGTGAAAAACCATGGCGGTTATTAATTTATCTGTGTATTTATCTTTTTCATTCATCTTAAAGCCTTTGTGTGTGTTTGTGTCTTGAAGTCCCAATATATATATTCTTAAAAGTTGCGGCTGGTTTTCGGGGTATACCCCACCTTTGTTCTTTCAAAATCTACCTTTTTGTATGCAAACAACAGGGTCATAGGTATAAAACCTATAGACAATTGTTGATTTCATTATCTTATTTAATGAAACAGAGACAAAGACAGAGACTTAAAACCAAACGAACTCCATAATGCGCTGGCGAGGAGCCTGGAACCGGCATCCAAAAACCAACAATCTCAACATTCGTTACCTTTTACTTCTCTTCCTAATCAGTCGTGCTTGCTCCAGGTATAGCCTTAACATCCACACCTGATACCTGATCCATAACTTCTTTAGCTTGTATAATATTGTTTTCATTCTTAGGTTCTCCCCAACTAATGATTAAATGATTATCTATCTTCTGTTCAACCTGGCTCTTATCTCCAAAGGTTGACGCTGCTAATTTTGTAGCGAGCCATCTTATGTGGCTCCATTTTTCCCTCAAAAAATGTGTCTCTTGAGGTGTCTTAGGGATCTGCATATCTTCAGCTATCTTATCCAATAAAGTCCAGACACCCGTTTGTCTAGCTGCCATTATCTTCTCTTGTAATTTTTTATCAGCTCTACATTTTTTATAAATGGTTGAGACATCTGGCATTGATTTATCTTTACAGATAGTTGAGAGTGGTTCTCCCAATTCTAGTCTTTCGCATATTTTTTCAATTTGATCCATTCGTATAATTCTTGATAACTCTTATCCTTGTATTGTTTTAAATTTCTTATTGCCTTTATTCTGCCTTCAATAGATCTTGGTCCAGTAGAAAA